GGCGTGTTCTGGGGCGCGTACGGCTCCCGGCACCAGCGCTGCATGCCCTTGGCCACCGTGCGCACGACCTGGGCGTCCTTGTCCCAGATCTCGATCACGCAGACGAACATCTCGTCGTTGGTCTGGCCGTCAACCTGCGTGCCTTCCTTCAGCGAGAACGGCCGGTTGTAGCGCGTGGCGCCGAAGGGCTCGAACCCGAACTGGTCCTTGAACTTGCCGACCGTCATCCAGACCACGTGACCCAGCGCGCCGGCGTCCACGTACTCGTCGAATTCCGCGATGCTGTCGTCCAGCACGATGAAGTCCTCGGAGCGGATCCGGTCTATCACGAATCCCCTGACAAGCTTCACCTCGTTGCCCGAGGTCAGGCCCTTCAACTGCTCGCGCAGCTCCTCGCGCTGGCGGCTCATCTCCTGCACATCCTCGCCTTCCTTCAGGTCGCGCGTCAGGGTCTCGATCCGGGCGAGGTTGTCCTGAACGTCTTGGATGCGCCGCAGCGTGATCGGGTCGCCGTGGTAGTCCTTCTGGTAGACCATCTTCAGCACGCCGTACGCCGTGGTCATGGCGCTGCGCACGTTCGACTTCGCGCGGCGCTTGAGCTTGCCCTCCTTCACCAGCATCTGGGAGAGCAGCTGCTCGGCGGTGGTGCAGACCTTCTTCACCATCGGCAGGCGGTCGGTCGGGCAGCCCGGCATGGGCGTCACGCCGATGTCCGGGTTCTTCGCGTACAGGTGGGGCATCATCGCCGCCATCGTCGCGAACACCAGGTTCGTGCGGGTCAGCGTGGAGCCGCTCGCGTCGTCGTGCTTAGACCCGTAGACGTACTCGCGGAACTTCGGAAGCTGCTCCGCCCAGGCCTTGCGCTCCGGGTCGGTCTCTACCCTCTTGATGCGCGCGAGCCATGTCTCGACGGCCTGCTTCTCGTCCTGCGGGACTTCGTAGTCCTTGTGGGTGCGGTCGAGCTTCGCCTGCTCGGCTGCGTCCTCGGTCTGGGGTTTTTTCTTAGCCATTGATCGCCTGCTGGGTGCCGTCGGGGATCACCGGGCGGTCGGCATCGCGCTCGAACTCGCCCTGCGGACGGCTGACGATCAGCCGGACCATGCCGCGCTTCATGCTGCTGTGCTCGAGGATCTTGCAGCCCTCGAGGATCAGGATCAGCTGGTTGTACTTGTCCGCGTCGTCCTTGGGGGGCGGCTCGACGGCCGTGGCGTGCATGTCATCGACCAAGGCCCTGCGGTCGTACTGGCTGACGAGGCAGGCGACCGGCTTCAGGCCCCTGCGGAACTGCTCTCGGAGCATGTCGCGGAAAGCGTCAACGGTGAACCTGATGGTGAACGGTTCACCGTTGAGCGCCCTTTGATCCGCGACAGCGATCACGCGGCCAGCGCACCCACGAACGAACCGCTGGTGTAGGCCGAGCAGCGCATCGCCATGTAGCGGCGCAGCGTGACCTCCAGGTCGATCCGGCCGCCGCCGACCACGGTCTGCGCGGGAATCGCGATTTCGCCCGACTGCAGCGCGTCCGCGAAGCCGGCCGTCGCCACGCCCGAGGAGTTGGTGTAGTAGAACTGGGAGGCGTCCACCGAGTCGGCGTACTCGACCACAATCGTGCCGACGAACACGGCCGCGAGGCCAACGTCACCGCCCATGAACATGGCCGAGTGCTTGGCGATGTGCGGGGTGCGGTCCATCAGCGCGGCCACGACGGCAGTGCCGCCGAACGCGCCGTTGCCCGAGGAGCCGTCGAGCGTGGCAGCAGTTGCGCCGACCGAGGAGACCGACCACTCGCCGTTCATCGCGGTCAGCGTGGTGACGCCGGCGATGGCGATGCGGTCGCCGTTCTTCATGCGGTGCAGCGCGGTGACGGTAGCGACGATGGGGGTCGCGTTCGTGCCGGAGGTGATCAGGATGCCGCGAGCGGCAGAGGAAACGGTACCGAGGGAACGGACTTTGATGGACATGGCTACTACCTCTCGCGCGTCACGGTGCGCCTACCGGCCAGACACAGAGAACGGCCCTGTCAGCCGTCGGGACGATCCCGGCCCCGATGCGGTGTTCAGCGCGCGAAACTACGCGCTTGAATCTTGTACGCAAGCCGGGTCGTAGCTCCTGGGCCTGCCGTTCTTGGTGAAGGAGGCGCGCACCCGGCCGCCCATCAGCGGATCGAAGCCCCAGTGCGCCACGTAGAACTGCACCTGGTGGATGAACTGCCGCCACGGCCAGCCATCGGCATCCTTCTGGCTCGCAACCGTCCCGCAGGGGCCCGCGCTGCCGTGCGGAGGGGCTTGCAAGTGTCCCCAGTGGTGTGCCGGGTTGATGTCGTCCGGGGTCGGGGCCCGTTCCACTACCACCATGCGCTGGCGCACGCCGTAGACCTTCGGGTGGGTGACGGTGCGGACCGAGGTGCACCAGCCGGCCATCAATGTTTCCACTTGATCCCGCCGATCTCGGCCGCGAGGATCGACTTCATCAGCGGGTCGGACTGGAGCAGCTCGGGGTCCTCGCTCGCCGCCTTCCGGCCTCCGCCCTCGATGGTGATCCCACGGTTCGCCGCCGACAGGTCGATGAGGCTGTTCGCCTGCTCCGACTGCTCGATCGCGAACCGGAGCGTATCCCGCACGCCCTCCTGACAGATCCGCTCGGCCATCTTCAGAGACCGGGCCTGCACCAGCATGCACTCGCCGGCCAGCAAGGCTCCGACGATGGGCTGGCCCTCCAGCATCCCGTCGATCGAGAACAGGAACACCGTGTTCGTCGCGCCGCGCGAGTCTCCCGGCAGCCGGATCTCCTTCTCGAATCGCGCCTTCACATCCTTCATCTGGACCAGCTCGTCCATCTTCAGGATCCGGCGCGCCGTCGCGAGCTGGCCGTGCGCCGTCCCGCTGTAGTCGATGTCGTCAGGCTCTATCAACGTTGTACCCCTTGCGTGTGGTTTTCCATGCCTCGGAGGTGATCCAGTCCATGGAGCCGGGCTTCGGCCCCTTCGGCATGGCCTTGGGATCGGGCAACTGCCGCGGCCGCGACATGCACCCGTAGCGGATCCCGTCGCAATTGCTGGCGATGAGTCCATCAGCCACCAGCCACCCCCGCTTGGTCGGCAGGCAGTACACGTCCCTGCGCTCGCTCAGCGGCTCTACGCCGACGCAGCGCAACGGCCTTGCAGTTCGGGTGGCAAAAGCGCGAGCGAGCCGCAAAGATGCTGCGCGCCTCAAACTGCCCCCCGCATACCTCGCAAGACTTTGTGACACGCCCAGCCATGAGCGGCCCCATGTAGGCATGCCACTGCCTGCTGTGCCATTCAGCCCCGGCGGCCGAACCATGCCACTCAGTTGCGGCAGCAAGCGTCCTAGCTGGGACTGAGCGGTGCTTACCGGCATGGTGATGACGGGAGTGATCCGCCGCGCGGAGTAGCTGGAGGTTGGCAATCCCGTTTTCTGCGCGGTCCCCGTCCCGGTGGTGAACGTGCCAGCCGTCAGGAATCGGGCCGTTATGGGCCTCCCACACCACGCGATGAAGTCGCACGCCCTTGCGCTGAAAATAAGCGCCGCAGCGGTAATAGACGACGCCCATGAACTCTTGGGCAGTGTCCCGAAGACACACCGGATCCGCGATAGGTTTTGCGCTTGTCGCCATTTGCCATCAGCCCCCAAGAATTCGTGATCCGGCGTGCACACGATCTGCCTGCCATCCTCGAACGTCAGCCGCACGACCCGAGCCGCGCGCCGCGTCAGCAAGCCGATTGATTCGACCGGCTCGCCGTTGACCCACGTACCAGCCGCGAAACAGGCGTGATCCTCGCCGTCCGAGTCCGCGTCCTCGAACTTGTTCGCCGCATCGTCGTGCTGCAGCGCCGCCAGCGTGCGCGTGGCATCCGGACAGGCCAGCGTGAAGAAGAGCATTGGCGGCATGCCCTCCGCATCGCCCCGCAGCCTGTAGCGCACCTGGTTCCAGCCCGGCAGCCGCCGCTTGTCCGCCCGCCGAAGAGAAAGGCGCTTGCCCTTCACCGAGACCTTCATCGCCCGCTCGGCCAAGCTCGGCCCGCCGTCCTCGGCGAACATCGACGTATCCACCGTGTGATAGGCGACATCCTCCCGGCAGCGCTCGAGCACGCCCTTCGCCCACTCCTCGATGGGCAGCTTCAGGCCGATGTTCTGGCTCGGGCGCTCCTTGTCCTCGCCGTACCATTCCCGGTAGCAGACCAAGGCGCCCGGCAGGAGCGTGACCTGCGCGCCCGTGGCCGTGTGCGCCCGCATTTCCTTCTGCACGATCACGAACCAGCCGGTCCAGAACGGCCGCGACGATCCCCAGTCCGTTGCCGTGAAGCGCCGCCACTCCTTCGGGAACTCCGCGTCGACCAGCACGTGCTTGCCCTTCGAGAACTCCGGGAAGTACGCGCCGGCGATCACATCCCAGTCGCCCTCCAGCCAGGCGCGCACGAGCTCGGGGGATCCGACGAGCTGCAGCCGCGAGGCGTAGTTCGGGTCCTTTGCCATCAAGATGCGGTTGTTCCTGAGCAGGCTGGGGATGAACACCGACCGGTGAGTCGAGCCGTCCGGCAGCACCCTGCGGATGACCTTGAACCCGTCCCGATGCGGTTCGATGTACCGCTGCTTGATCCAGTGATGCCCAGGTCCGCCCGGGTTGGCCGTCAAGATCATCTGCACCGGCACGCCGGCCGTGCTGCGCAGCGCGCCGAACAGCCTGTCGATCGGCGCCGAGGAAGGGTAGTTTCCGGCCTCCTCGACCGATGCGTCCGAAAGGTTCTGCCCCTGATACTTCTCCGCGTCCGCTACGGTCTCCATCGGACGGAAGCGAACCCGGCCACCTCCGGGAAAGTTGAAGCGCTTCTTCGCCTCCAGCCACTGCGCGCCCAGCGGGATGTAGATCTCCTTCGCCCGGTCGATCAGGTCGTCCTGCTGGGGCATCTCCTTGCGGAAGAACACCGCGTTGAATTTGTCCTTGTACGCATTGGCCTTGAGCGCGTACTTCCCGAGGATCCCGTCGGTCTTGCCGCCGCCCCGTGCCCCTCCGTAGAAGATTTCGGGTAGCGGACAATCAATGAGCGCCTTTTGAGGGCCCGCCTGGGGCTGCCAAAGGACCGTAGGTGCGTTCCCACTCATCCTCTTTCAGCGGCTCCGAGCTGACGGCGAAGTTTCGGACCTTGGCGTCCACGAACTGCTCGACGGACGCGAGGCGCGGGTGCATGTACGGGGCTGCGAGCTGCGCGGCGGACAATGCGGCCTGCGCGCTCTCGGGGCTCTTGTCCCGCGTGTACTTGCGCCACTCTCGGCGCATCGTGAGGAGCATGACCTCGAGCGGCGTGATGCCAGCAGCTGCGGCCTTGTTCGCGATCTCTCGCGTTTTCTTGGTCGCGCTGCCCTTCTTCCGCCCGGCGCCTGGTCTAGATCCGCCACGCACTTTGATTTCCGTTGATTCTTTCCACGTTCGTCCGCTAAAAAAAAATGGGCCGTCGAGTTACCCCGCCGGCCCCAAGCACTACCAGAGGAGACAATCAGCCGCCATCACGCGGCAGGACGGACGTTATCCCTGCAGCACTGCTTCGCGCTGCCGCTTTTCCGACAATTCGTTTCCGCATACGGCGCGGTGCATGGCGAGGATCGCGCAGGCGAGAGAGTGGCGAGGCTCGGGGGCTTCGGGCTGGAGCCACGTGTGGAACGTGCCCCAAGGGATGCCGAGGAGGTTCGCTTGCCGGGAGTAGGCGACTCCGGCCTTCTGCATGTCGATGAAGATTAGGTGCCACGGGAGGCGGCGCGGGAAGATCGCCTCCACGGGCAGGACTGCGGCCATCAGGATGCGCGCCGCCCGGTGTGGAAGTCGTTGCCGGTCGCCTTGGCCATCCGCTCGTTCTGCGTCGGCCGGCGGAACAGGTTGAAGATACTGCGAAGGAGATTCATGTCAGCCTCACTTTTCCGTTTTTCCACAGCCAGACGAGATAGCGCGCCATGCCGTTCGCCCAGGCGACGAGGTAGCCCTCCTTCCCGAGGCGCTTGCGCGTGAAGGCGGTGTGGCAGGCCGGGCATCCGGGGACCGCGAGGGCGTCGTGGCTCTTCAGCCCGGCGCCGCGGCCGTGCGCGAGCATGTCGGAGTGGCACGGGACGCTGGGGTGGGTGCCGCAGCCCTTCACGCCGAGCTGGAGCATGCAGGGGGCCTCATGGGCGACGTCGAGGAGCTTGCGGTCGCGCTGGGTGCCCTTCACAGGCTTGGCGACAGGCGGCGCACCCTTCAGGATCGGGGCCTGCTCGACCTGCCCCAGCGCAGGGAGGGTCTTCTTCAGCAGCTTGGCGAGGTTGACTTCGGCCATCAGAAGGGTACGTCCCCGTGCACAAGCGGCGGCTTCGCGGCGCGCGGCTTCGGCTGCACCCCGATCAGGTCGTCATCGAACATGCCCGCCTGCGGCTCGTCCAGCACCAGCGGCAGGATCTCGATCTCCAGCCGGGCGCCGTGCTCGTCCGGCTGCCGGCGGTCGGCCACCAGGCGGTACACCTGCGCGTCGTCCGCGTAGACGATGCCCTTCAGCGCGTCGATGGTGACCTTCAGCGCGTTGTCGAGGTCCATGCAGACCTTGTTCTTCGGGATCAGCGCCACGCGAAGCTCGACGATCCCGCCGAAGGGCTCGTGGCAGCCAGCAGCCCTTGCCCGCCAGCCGCACTCCTCTTTGAAGGCCTGCGCCTCCTTGGTGACGCCGGTGAATACCCGCTTCGCCTTGGGCGCGTAGAAGCTGATCCAGTAGCGGTTCGCGCTCACCGGGTACGGGAGGATGAGCTTCACGCCCGCGCCCTCCGCGCCTTCTTCCGGTTCCTCGGCGCGTTCTCCGGCAGGCAGTACCGCGCCGCCTTCTTCTCCCCGATCATCACCAGCCGTCCCTCGCCGACCAAGCCTTCGACCACGGCCTCGCCGTTGACCGCGCCGTGGTGCTCGGCGATCCCAGCGAGCGTCAGCTTCGTGGCCGGGAACTCCGACACCGCCTTCAGGACGTAGCCGCTCGGGTACATCAGTTAAATCCCTTCATGCTGTTGCCTCCTCATCGCGGCTGTGGCGCAGCCGCTCGCGCTTTTCTCTCTTGGCCAGCTTCCGGCCCCTGTCCACCGTCCCTACGTGGAACCCGTGGCACACCCCGCAGTGGTAGACCTGCAATCCCGGCCTGCGCAGCCCGTTTTCCGCCTTCTTGAAACTCTCGTACCGGTACTTCCCCGAGCACTGCGACATCCGCCGATTCGCATCCCGCGACAGCAGATCCCGCAGCTCGTCGAGTTCGGCCTCGGTCATGCGGCCATCGGCTCCGCTGCGTAGGCCTCGACCGGCGGGGCCTCGTCGTGGTTCCCGGGCACCTCTCGCTCGGGCAGAACCGCCCCGGCATCGATGGCCCAGGCGCGCGCGAACTCGATCAGTTCCGAGCCCTGGCGCTTCGTCAGCCGCGACTGTTTCTGCCGCGTGACCATCGTGAAGCCGTCGCCGTCCAGCGCCGGGAGGAACTTCGGCTTCCAGCCCTTCTCCTTCGCGAAGGCACCGACCATCAGCTGGTGCCATTCGAAGGGCTCGAGCTTCACCCCGGATCCGCGCGGCCAGTCCACCTGTTGCGAAAGCGCCGCGTAGACGAACTCGACGACCGCGTGCTGCTCGTGCGTCATGGGGCGTAGGTACGCGCCGCACTGGTCGCAGCGGTCGACGAGTTGTCCCCGGTGGGCCATTACGCGCCGCAGTTCTCGAAGATCAGGGACATCTGCTCGGCCTTGCGGCGCTGGGCTTCGATGTCCTCGTCTGCGTAGGCCTTCGCCGCCTTCTTCAGCTGCGCCGTGTTCAGGCCGCAGTCCTTGGCGAATTTCTTGTAGAACGCGCTGGCGTCGGTGCGCGCCAGAGCGAGGTCCTTCTCCAGCTTGATCGCCTTCTGCATCCCCTTCTTCAGGGCGTTGACATCGATGACCGCCTCCTGGCCATCACCGTCCTTGCGGCCCGTCGGACGGTCGTCCGGGTGCTGGCCCTTGCCCAGACCCTTGCCGGTGGGCGGGATCGCCCCGTTCCCATTGCTTACTACGCTTCCAG